TATCAGGATTTGCTGCGGCTACTAATCTAAGGTTATCAAAACCTTGTATAGTTTCGTCTCCGAAGAAATCACTTGTATACCACGCACCACTCTTGGTTATAAGACCTAAGTTCAATGCTTCTCTCAGATAAGTTTCCGTTACATCTATCCCACCCTCAACACGGAATGGTATATCTACTTGCTCCCATCGCTTTCCCCCGAACTTATCTTTTTGTAGAGACGTAATAATATTAAAACCTAAGCGTTTATTCTTGTTATCTTTGATATATTCGCCTCTACGTGTCTCTAGCACACCATGGGCAAAGAATTGCTGTCCTTTTCCACCCGGCATGGTCTCTATCGCTGCTACAGGCCCCATAGACCCCCTCACTTGGTTTATAACAACAAGGGCAGAACCGTTTCTCAGTAGTGGGAGGAGCCTGATCAATGCTTGGTTCCAAGACCTTGATTGCCATGCCATAGGACTATAACTAAACATATCTTTTTGCTTTAGTATTTCACTGGGGATAAGCCCTGCAACGCTGTCCAACACCACTATGTCTACACCCTTCTCCATACCCGCAGCCATAGTGTTATATGCATCTTCCGCATTCTCAGGCACCTTGAGGAGCACCTTATTAGTGTCTAGTCCACACTTAGTCATCCACTCACTGTCCCAAGACTGCTCAGTATCTACCCACAACACTGTACCATTTTCTTTCTGCACACTCTCACAGAGTTTAGTACATAGGTATGATTTACCTGACGACCACCCACCATATATAAGCGTAAAGCGTTTCTTAGGTATGCCCCCATTGGTTATGTTATCTAACTGAGGTATCCCGAATGAGATACGATCATAGTCTAAAGCCTCATCATTACCAATGGAAAGACCTAAATTCTTATCTTTTAGTAATGTTTCAAATAAATCTTCTGCGTTAGCTTTCATCAATAGCAACTCCTGAATTCCGGTTAAGGTACGCTTCTGCCCAAGCAAAAGCTACTGCTGCACACTGTATAATTTCCTCAAACATTCCTGCTGATCGCCCTTCGTAGACTTCACGGGCAACTTCGCCTAATTCTTCTGTAAGTATTACTGTCCAATGCTCATCTGAATTAGCAGTTTGGTCTCCCCATTTCCCATCTTGTCGTTCTCGTTCGGCTAATACCGCTTCTAAAACTTTCATTCTTGTAACTTCAGTATTCATTAATGTCTCCTAATCTATTGAACCCTCATGCGGGTACTTAATCTTATGGAGTTCTTTGTCTGCTAACATAAAGAGTTTTACGAAAGCTTTACCTAAAGCTACTTTAGATTCCTTTAATTGCTTATCTACATCATCTTCAGTATCTATGTCATGGATACCTAAAACAACTTTTGCATTATTGTAATCACCTAAATTTACTGTGAAGGACACTTCCTGTGAAACCTTTGCCATAACTAACTCCAATCTATATATTCTTCTAGAGGGACAGATACCGGAAGTTTCCCAAATACCACATCCCCATCCTGTATCTGAAAATCGTGCTTAGTCGCCCACGACGGCTCGCACAACTCCATATCTACGGTAAGAGGTATACCTAAACTATTCTCTTGTAATATATCACGAATCCTTTCAATTAGCAATATATCATCCTTATGTATTTCGCATATTATTTCGTCATGTACCTGTAGTAACATCTGACTTTTTGTACCACGTAAAAATTTATGCACTTCTATCATGCGCTCACTTAGAAGATCGGCACTAGTTCCTTGAATCAGGTAGTTTACTGCCCTGTACCCCTTATCTCGATCTACTTTGTATATCCGGTTGTATTTACTCTTGACCCAACCCCTCTGCTCAACCATGCGAACCACAGAATCAAAAAACTTCTTAGACCCTGTGATATTTCTAAAATACTCAGCTTTGTAGCTACCCGCTTCTTTCGGACTTGTATTTAACTGCCCTGCAAGTTTATCCCTACCGATACCATATATAACGCCAAAAGTTATAGTTTTAGCTAGTTGCCTGTAGAACTTATATTCTGGATGATCTTTATCTACTTTGAAAGCTATCTTCGCAGCTTCCCCGTGAAAATCCACATCGCCTTGTTTCATAAGTTCTAACATATCCGGATTACCTATATAGTTCATGAACATGCGAACTTCCATCTGAGAATAATCATACGAAACTAAGTAATGATCTGGTCTTGGTCTAAACAACCTTCTAATAGCTAATTGCTTATCGTTACTTTCATCTAAAGACTCATCTCCTACGAATCCCCATACCTGTAATACATCTTTTCGTAAACTTTTAGCAGACATGGATGCATTCTGACCTTTAGAGGATATAATAGCATCTACTCTACCTTGAATTTCCTCTAACTCAGCATCAGTATTAAATACTACATCATGTAACTTGAAGTGATTTCTGGGAATATTCTGAAGGTTAGGTTCTCTGGACGACAAGCGACCTGTAACTGTCCCCCAATTTGCATAAGTTGTATGCATTGTATCAGTACCTCTGTAAGGTTCGATATAAGTCGAAACTAGTTTAGCTAGAGTTCGGTACTGCCTAATCCACCCCGCTAAGGGGTGATTTATTTGTACTAAGGCTCCCTCACTCCACGAGTCCCTCCCTTTTAGGGTCTTCTGCGGAGAACGGATTCCTAACTTAGTAAAAACTTCCCCTACCTGACTAGGACTTGATACATTAAATTCATCTCCTGAAATTTGATATATAGTTTGAAGTACTTCTTCACTACGCTCAGTTAGTTTATGCAACGAACTTTCTACGTAATCGTTATCTATAGATACCCCCGCACACTCCATATCATATAATACTTTCGTGAGGTCTTTTTCTAACTCCCAAACTTTCTCTTGTCCGCTACGCAGAATTTTATCTTTTGAATCTTCGTACAAACGTAACGTTCCTTCTACATCCTTCTCACAGTACGGGCCTAGTATATCAGGAGGACACAAAGAAAAGTCCTTAGTCCATTTATTCTTACGCAAGAGTTGTTTAGTCTCTATGTCATAAGCACCTGCATCAGGCCCATAGCGTCGTATAAGCGTGTCTGTCAGACTCAAACTAGTTACATTAGTACTCTCTGTAAGCCGTACCATAACAATAACATCAATCAAGTCTTTATCGTTTACTACTAAGCCGTCCTTCTCTAAGAATTTCAGATCAAACTTTAGATTGTAACCAACTATAGTTTTACACTTATTCATCACTTCCATTAGTTTAGTAAAGCGTGAACTATCTAAGTTACTATCAGGTGTTTGGTGTCGGAATGGGAAGTAGAAAAGCCCACTATTCAAATTCGAATAAGTACTTTTTACTCCCACCCCGACACCACACAACTGATTCCCTTTTAGGGCTTGTAACCCGTTAGTTTCACAATCCACTACCCACTCATCGTGTTGAGCTAGGAAGCCAACGGCATGTGAAAATTGTGCTTCAGTGGTGACTATCACTAGAACGGCAAGTCATCATCTGAAGTGCTATCAATACTTACAGCAGTCTCTGGTACTGTTACTTCGTTAGAAACAGACTCCTTTGTGGATATCCCATACCGCTCATTCATATAGTCTAACACTGGAACTAAATCATCTATTTCCGTAAGCTTATCACTAGGAATATCTAATTCTCTAGGGCTTACTACTACAGTATAAGATGTGTCCTGCATCCCTGAGCCTGTGCGACGAACCCGTACTACACCCTTGTCGAGAGAACCCCAGTCATTGTAAACATCTACAAGCTGGTTCCAGATGTAATTACTTCGACCAAAAGCTAGTGGTACGATCTTAAAATCATCTACGTTCTCTCTATACAACTTACGACCGGAGGGGCCTTCTACAGGCTCCCACGTATCCACTCTACGTTCTGTATGTAGAACGTCGTGTACAAACGCCCAAAACCCAAACCTATGCGAAGGTCGAGTGCCTTCAGGTACCGAAGCTAGTGGGCCATTTGCACCACCAAGAACACTAGTCCATCGACCCTCATCATTGAATGTATACATCCAGTAATCTGCAAGCTTGGGGTCATCTTCGTCACCTGTTGCTACTACGCTCATGAAGGCTTGGTCGCCATCTTTGAACCATAGTTCTTTTCGTAATTCCGCCGAAGTCTCCGACGAAGTACGCCTGTCTATTCTATTCTGTATTCCACTAATACCTACCATGGATTTCTCCTTTACCAATAATTTCTATCTTTTAGAACTGTATCTAGTGTATCACACTTTCGTATGTCTTGTACATCTTTATACGGCTCCGGAATCTTTACATAAGAAACTCTAACACCCTCTCCTAATACTGTCAAGGCTTTCTCCAAACCAATTTGACCAGCTTCATCATTATCAAAACACAATACTACTTCCCCTACTGAGAAATCCTGTAGCAAATTTGCTTGGGCTTTCGACATGTAAGCCCCAAGGAGGGCTACCGCAGGATAGTCATTCTGATCTAACCACATAGCATCTAGTGGGCCTTCTGTTACATATATAAGTGGGACTTCGTTTATTAGATGCCCACCGAAAAGTAACTTAGACTTTTTCAATGATTGGTTATACAGGTACTTAGGGAAGCCCTGCTTTCTTCTCACCGCCCACCCAACAATACGTGCTAGTTCATCCCGTACAGGGAAAGCCAACCCATTTTGTCCGGTTATCCCACATTCCCAACGCTTCAAAGTTTTGATTGTGAATTCTCTGTCAAAAATCCAATCAGGCACAAATTTAGTATTGTATGGAAAATCTACTTCCGGAAGTGTGGTTAGTTCAGTCGGTTCATCATCGAAGAATGAGGTATCTATTATTACCTCATGATCTCCTATAAAACTATCTACTTGTTTACCTGATAAGTTCAGATATCTCCGTAGAAATGATTTGAGACTCCCTTGACCACACCCCCGAAAGCAAATCCATACACCTTCTTCTGTGTTGATTGAGCATGAATCATGTTGATCAGCGTGAAACGGGCACCTAATGGTGAACTGTTCCACTCCTACCGGAGTATTCAACCCTGCTTTTAGCAGGACTGCTGACCAATCAATCATTACTTACGACCTTTTCGATCTAGCTTATTAGCCCGAACAAAAAGCACAACTTCATTCTCGTAACCGTTAGCATCACTAACTCGGCCCCGGCGAATATCAGATACCGTAATCGGTACAGACGGTTTCCCCGGCCCCTTGCTCTTAGCGGTTTTAACGACAACACTATCCTCATCTTGCTTCAACCATGCGAATAATTGCATTTCTTTCCTCCTAGAAAACGTCATCTATTTCCTTTATTTCACCT